AAAACAGCTTTTTGTAGGGTAGACTCCTGGTCGAATTCCAGAGTGGTCCTTTGTTTTTTGTCCAGGACCTTAGCCGTGTTGACAACACCAAAGATAATTCCCCTGGCCCCTCCAACCTCAAAAGAAACCTTAGCTTTGAAATCGTCTGTATCAACATCATAAGATATTTCTATTCTATCTGCAGAATCATTATTAGTAGCAAGACTCGTAGCTAGCCCAGAAACCGTTGCAGTTTTTCTGTCAAAATCCCCAGGGTACGCTTCGTCTTCAATTTCAGGGTGCGCTCCAAAGCCGACCAGCTTTGTGTTGCCTTCCCAAACTTCAACGCCACCAGTAACAAGCCGGATTTCATACTTATTAAACTTGCATATCTGGTGATCTGAATCCCACAGGTACGGCTTATAGTCTTTGCCATCAAGGACGTTAACCTGGCCGCAACCAAACTTAGAAACCTTGTCGCCAGTTGGTTTATCGTCCTTGTCAACTACATTAAACTTGCGCCCTGTAGCGGTATATGTTAGATGTTTTAATGGCATTATAATATCCCGATGCTATCAAGGTTGGCTTCTGTCAAAAAAAAATTCTTCATAAGCTCCTTTTCACTTTTTTCTTTTCTTTGTATGGCTTTCTAAAAAACATCCTTTGAGGTTTATTTGTTTCTCCGGACATTAAGTCAACCACACCATCCATTGTAATTAGAGCCTGGTCTGATGGTAAGCCAAATATATAACCGGACAATCTTACAGACTCTTTCGCAGCCTTGCTTATTTTTCCACCCTTTGCGTATTGATAAACCTTAATAGGCGACTCAAGCCCTCTTACCACAGGTGAAATTGTATAATCATAGCCGGTTAGGAATGGCCCCATAATATCTCTAACCACGGGCAAGCCCGCTAAACTATAACCGATTACATCTGTTAGCCAATCCCAGCCTTTAGGGATCTCGCGTCTCCCGAGAAACCCACCTAATAATCCAGGCGCTACCATTAACCACCAATAACTCGCATATGCTTCAACTCTGTCAATTTGTCCCAATTTATGAAGCTGCTTAGTTTGCCACATCCTGTTTTGAAAGTTCGAAAAGTGAGTGTAGAACATAGTCGTCAACTTTACATAAGAAGACCTGTCTTTACCACCCCTGTGTATCAAGGATAAATCACCAGGATTAGCAGACGGTTGTGTTTTTCGTACAAGTTTGTCAGCAACCTTAACAGCTTTTGTGTGATCACCATGGTAAACATCCATTCCGTGTAAATACCCAGCATACCAACTTGGCATTGTTACCATTGAATCAACTGCTTGAATCATCCAAAAATAAGCATCCCTGGCAGCTTCGCTTCTCCCAAAATCCTTAATGTCTGACTCATTATATAATTCAACAAGTTCTCTATTCCAGCTTTTCCTTCTATTTGCCATTTGCGGGGAAGACTCGTTTATAAAGTCTACCATGTGCTTTCTGTCTCGGTAAAAATCTGACATCGCCCTTGCGGTTAGAGTTACGCCTTTTGTCTTGCTTCCGGTGAGTAAGTTTAATTCATCAACAGTTTGGGTTATGGAACCGGCTTGTTTTAGTGAAACAGACACTTTTAAGCCCAAAGCAACTATGGTTGTGTTTCCTCTTAACTTGTCAGCCCACCTTTCCCCCTCTGTTTTTAGTTTTCTAGGTTTTGCAACATGAGCTAACCATGGCATCATCTGGTCATAATATGCTTTCCCAAGAGTATTATCAACCATGCCTCTATATTTCTCATTAGTCAGTATTTTTTGCAAGTCCCTTACCGGGAGCTGATGCGTAATATCATGAATCAGTTCTGTTAGTTTTATATTAATTACATTCAACGAAAGCAAAATAGGGGGCTTGTTACCCGCAACTCTCGCTATTCGCGATCCGGCTTCGACATGCGGTCTTGTGTATGCGGCGTGAAATAAGTCTCTTTCGGCTGCTCTTTGTTCGTGCATCCCGGCTGTTCTTGAAAGAACCGGATCATATTTTAATGGAAAGTATTTCCCCTCGACCTTGGGGAGACTAATGCCTGTCAATTTTCTATGAACATCGTTTAGCATCGGGTATAAAGATTCAAACACATCCCACACGCCCTCAACCATATGCCATTCGCCCTGATCTTTTAGCTTTTGAACGATTGCATCTATCTGTTGCTCAGAAAACCCGTCGCCGGTCATAAGAGCATTGCGCCCACTTTTAGAAGCAGACTGCAAGGCAAACATAAACATTTGTTCTTTAGTATATGATTGTGGGACACCCTCTATTTTATGTATTTTATTAGCCCAATTCTTAACTTTTTTTGCAGGCTTGAAAACCTTTTTAATTTTATTTAAATATTCTTTGCCTATAACCATTTCCCTATCTAAGGCATTCGTGTATTTCTCAAACAAGGCAGCGTTTGGCCCACCCAAACCACCGCCATCAAGAATATCGAATATAAACTCAAGTTTACCTGTCGATGCCAAATACCCCCTTGCAGTTTCGCTCATCTTTTCAAACCAAGACACCTTTTCTCTTAAAAGAATAACATCCTCTGATTCTTCCGGCCGCCCGAAAACCTCATAACCACGGGTTGTGAGTTCAAGCACCCTTTCGTCTAAGTCAGCCTTTTCTTTCTCTGAAATTAGAATCTTCTCAGTCCTGCCCATATGGTTTAAAGAAAGAACCGGCTGCATCATAGCTTGTTTTTCTTCTAACGTAAGCGGTATTCTGTACCCGACTTTATTGCGCTTTTGTTCGGGTATATTTAAAAGAGCATTTCGGATAGCATTGACATTAGTTTCATTATCTTCTTCTTTTTCTGCAAGGAAGGCATCAAGCGACATCTCCGGCTGTATCAGATAACTCTTTGGTATGTTATAATATACGCTTAATATTTGTGTTATTTGCGCTTTGTATTCAGGCAATAGCTTTGACTTCCAGATAGTTCGCATCCTTTTATCTATCTTGCGCCTTGCGTCTCTGTCCTTAACTTGGCTCTTTAATGCCTGTAATCGTTTCTTGGTTTTCTCTAACTGTTGTTTTACAGCTTCTTTTTTGCCTGCGCTGAAAGCCTTTCTTGCTACCACCATATCTTGTTTGATACCGTCTTTTAGTTCCTGATATTCCTGATCTTTAATTTGCCCGGTCTGTTTTCTGATAATGCCCTTTAAATCTTTTCTTGCTTTTGGTTTCCCGCCAAGCATTTCATTAAGGATATTTATTTCTTCGTCTATTACATCCTCATAAGCCGTGATATTTTCGTGCTCAAGCATGGATTCATAGCCACGCCACAGGTCATCATAATGGCTATTTTCAGCATGTTGTTTAGTCGGTGTGTTTAAAATAGCCTGCATCATTTCATCAGCGGTATCATACCCATATTCCATTGCGAAAGTATCAACATGCTCACCGTTTTTATTCACAACTCCTGGAAGCCTTTTAACGATATCCCCAAGATACTCCTCCCCGAAATCGTTTAGAAGGTCTTTATAATTAAGACCGCCTCGTTTTTTAGCATCAGCAAGCATGTCATAAATAGGATTTTCATTAACCATCTCGCGAGCCTCTTTCCGAAACTCTTTCTCAAGTTTCTTTTCCAGCTTCGCTCGTTTGGCCTTTAACGCACCCAGAACCCTTTTCCTTGCCTCTACCTGTATATCCTCAAAAGATGCAGCTTCGGTCAACTCACGGCGTTTCATGTCGGCTTTTATGTCATCTGCCACTAGCCATTCGGGAACATCTCTTATAGGGTCGTTTTCTCTTTCAAATTCTGTGGATACCCACCTGTCAAAAACATCCCTTATCTCAGGATTAAGCTCAACGCCTAAAGCCTTGACACTTTTATACACTTCTAACAACCATGTTTTTAAGTTCTTAAATACCTCTGCCAAACGAGTAGTAGGGGCTTTACCTTCCATCAGGTATACTTCAAAACCTTTGGCAAACTTTTCAAGTTCCTCAGGTGTCCATTGCTTTGTCCCGCCCATAGCTTTTTCATAACTTACCCCTGCCCACTCAGCAGCTACAAGATAATCCTCATGCCCCCCCTGGAACATCATTTCAAGCAAAACGTGTCCTGTTTCGTGTATGGGAGTGGAGGGGTCTGCACCTTCAAAGGCGTGCATGATTTTAGGAGAATCGTTAAACAGGTTTTCCATTGCGCCAAGAGGTTTTTTGCCATCCTGATACATCAAAGTGCGGTTAACAACCTTCTCCATTTCTTCCATACCGCTAAGAGCTTGTTCTTTTTGTTCCGGCGTAGATTTCGGGTCTGATAGAATAGCCTCAACACCTCTTAAAAATTCCGTAAACATATCAACGGTCTTTTCGTTTCGCTCTATTTTAAGCTCAGTCAGCCTATCACCCATCTTTTTGATAGCTGCTTTTTTCTTTTTAGCTTGTGGGTCGCCTTCTTCGACAGCTTCGGCTATATAGTCCATCGAGACTTGGAAGGTTAGCTTTTTGTCTATCGTTACCGCTTCTTCATCAAACACAACATAATTAGTTTTTTTAGAATCCTTTACCCATGACAGGCTTCCGGTAGGGTATTTAATGCCGTCTATGCCTGCTCTTAGGAGGAATAGGGAGGCTTCTTTGTCAGAGCCTATTGTTCGCTCGGATAAATTCCTATAAATTTCTTTGCCAGTTACGCGGGATTTCATCCAAAATTCATCAGGTGATGAAACCATCTTTTCATTAATACCATCTAATCTTATTTTTTCTTTTAACAGTTGTGCAATTATTTTCTTACCTGCACCTGGAGCAATTTTTTTATCCCACTCTATCCACTCATATTCCCCTGGCTTCTTGCCTTTGTGGAGGGTTACTTTGTAGAGGTTTTTAGGCGGTTTTTTGTATTTAAACTTTGGTTTTTGTTTAATAAGAGCAACAACCTTTTTAGACACCCCTGCTTCTTTGGCTTTAATTTCAGCGTAGTAATGTGTATTTTGCTTAAATTCTCCAGCAGCTTTTTCGCCGAATTCAATATACTTGGCGGCTTGCAACATTTCTTCTGTTAAGTCATCCCATGCGACTTCTGAGCCATCAGGCATCGTCATTGTAAGCCAATCGCCTGTAACGCCTGCATCCACATATCCCTTCGCAATACTTTCCTCATCAGTAAAATACAATCCCCACCCAAAAGCCTGTGCGCCCTCTCCGGTTCCTATCTTTTCTGTTGTGAACTTATCGAAAGAGTGAGGGCCGCCATGCCACGCAGCAATCTGATAAACCTTGTTAGCCGTTTCAATAAAATCACCCGCATTAAACTCACTTAGCCATGTATCATACCACTGTTCCGGCTTTCTATCAGGTTCTAACTCAGCCCAATTACGAGCTATTCCGTCCCAAAGAGTAGCGTATGAATCAACTTGTTCATCTGTAAATTTTTTAGACTCTCTGACAGATTTTATAACACTGTCTCTTGTTTCGCTCTTAATCGGCTCTTGAAATACTAACTGTTTTTTAACCTCATTAACAATTTCCTCAATTTCTGTGGTTTCGGGAGCATTCACCATTTCCCTTAACTCAACAGCTTCAGACTCCGTTATTCCGTTTTTCTCAAACTTAGTAGCCAACTGCTCAAACCTTGCAGCTTTTTCCTCGTTTATGGCCTTCTGCTCTGGTGAAATGAGTTTATTAAGCATAGCCGCAGTTGCTATTTTGCCGCCACTACCAAGACCAACGGTAAGCATCCCGGCTGCGCCGCCAACGGTTCCAGCATATAAAGCCTCGCCGTTAATTTCGCCTATATTGTTCCGCATAAATATAAGGTTTTGTGCTGTGTTTCTGTCAGGGTTTAGAGCCATTACGCTTGCATAAGTGTCAGGCCATTGCTGCAAGTATTCTGTAGAAAATTCGCCAACCCCAGCCTGTGGAAGTGTCGTAAAAAGAAACTTAGTCCATGTCCCGTTGAGTTTCATAATCTTAGAAAGCATAAACAGGTTGCTTACGGCCTCCAAAGGTGCTTGTATGGCTCCTGAGAGGATAGCTGCGTTCAGCTTATCATTAATCGATACACCACCAATGTCTTCAAGTTCCTGTATCTTATATCCGTGCATCTGAGAGTAGGCTGCAGCTGTTAAAAATAAATAGCTTGTTGCAGGCCCACCGAACACCATGCCCGCTATCCCTGCGATCGCTGACGTAACGCTCGTACCTAACCCCCCGGCAATATCTTCAAGAAAACCGGAAGATTCTTTGTATTTCTCAGGCATTTCAAACTGTTGCTCAAAACTTTTCATCTGTTCAATAACGTCTTTTCTTTCAGCTTTCTTTTCCTCAATAACAGCCTTTTTAAATGCCTCACGATCAGGGTAAATCTCTGCATATTCGTTAGCTTTTTCGTTTACCCTTGTTTGTGCGGGTACATCCATCTGGTCATAAGCATCGTCCATGGCTGTCCTGCCTGTTATTTTACCTACAAGCTGTTGCATTTCATCCGCAAAAGGAAACACTAACCCCTTAACCGGAACGCTTGGTTTTTCATCTAAAGCGTCAATGTCCTCGGCTTCAAGAAAAGACCGACTCATTTTAGAGAAAAGCCCAGGGGTTTGATAAACAGTATAACCAAAGCGCCCGAATATACGTCCGGCTGTAACTTCAGGCGCAGCTTTTTCAAGGTCAAGACCCTCAAGATCAAAAGAGTCTGTCTTTTCAAGATTTAAACCTGTGGTGTCAAGTTCAGGCATTACCAACTCCCGCTTGCATTGTCTTTAGGTAATTTATCTTTATTTTTTTGGTAAACTTTCAGCATATTGTCGTCAGTTATAGCGTACCCTCTTTTCTTAAGCATACTTTCTATTTCAGCTTTTGCGCTTTCCGGTATTTCTGCAAACGAATCCGGCGCAAACTCAGATTTGACGGGTTGGGAGTTCTTCCCTGCGGGTTGTTTCCCCTCACCTCGTGCTTTATCTCTTGATCTTTGTCTTTCAATTTCTTCCCCAAAAGGTGCTTTGGTTTTTTCCGGCCCAGTTTTCCAGAGTGGAACTCCCAAAAGCTCATACCTTTCTCTGTAAACGTTCTCCATTACACCCGCTTGTCTTTTAACTTCTTCTAATATATCTGCACCTCTCAGCTTAATTGATTTATCGTCTATTTGTCTTTGAATATCATTTCTTAAATAGGTCTTATTCCCTAACATCATAGGTGAATCTGCAAATTCAGTTTCATACCAACCCTCTCTACCAAAAGCCATGTTAAGATATTGGAGTGTTGAGGGGTTCTTCTGGAACTCTTTTAATTCTTTGACTTTAATAGCAGTATCAGCCCTGCTTAAACCCTTGCCTTGATACAAATACACCTGTGATTCATCTGTTATGATACCATCTTGAATCTGTTGGCTCATTCTGTCTGCCAGGTCGGTATCTGTGTATAAAGATGACCTTGTATGGATAACACTAAATATGTTTGCGTAATCGCTCGCTGAAATAGTTGCAGCCGATTGGTCGAGTTTATCAAGAGCTTGTTTCATAAAGCCATTGGACATTAATTCGTTTATTTCGTTTCTTATAACCTCTGCATTTTCCCGGCGCTGGTTTTCCTCTTCATTTCTCGCCCACTGAATTTCACCTTTAAAGATATTTTTAATTGACTGTGCTTCTCTAACTGAAATATCAAGTTCTTTCATTCTTTTGGGGTCTAAATCCCTAATAGCTGCGCCAGGGTCAGTAGGAAACTTGGCAATCTGAGCATGATACCCCCTATCAATATTATCTCTTTCTATTTCTACTTTCAACTTATCCTTTAATGCCGGATAAGCATCTTTTAATATTCCGTTTTCGACAAAACTTAACTGATCTTTAATTTCTGTTCTTTCAATGTATTCTCTCGCTGTTTGAGGGTCAACTTCCATCATTTCTTCAAGCTGGGCTACACGCAATAGTTGAGTATATTTTGCGTTTAGCGCCTTTAAGTCGTGACCCGGAAACATTGCCTTTAAGCTGTTTTTAAAGTCTTCAATAACTATGTCGGCAGTAGTAAAATCCTTACCGGGCGTTTTCAATGCTTCGGTTACTGCTTCCCTTATCACTAAATCAGCATTAGTAGCATTACCGTCAAGAGCTTCTTTTTTTTGTACTTTATATTGTGTCGCTTCGTGCCTTGCCAGATGGTTTAAATCAACTTCACGCCGTTGATCGGCCATCCGCTTAAACATGGCATGTTGTGGCTGGCTGTTCAACATCCCGGTAAACTCGTTCTGATTCTTACCGTACCACTCTTTATATGCACCTTGAGCGCCTTCAGCAGCCCCCGATTCGAGCTTTAATAAGCCCTGCACCATTCCTCTTGAAGAATCAGAAAACGCATTGAACGCGCTTACAGCCTTAACAGTGTCGTATTCTCTGGTTAGCTGTTCGCCTCGAACTTGAAGGACTTTCCCAACTTCTCGGCCTAAAGCTCCCAAACCGCCCTTATGACTGAAATCAGGCGTAACCAGATTTGTTTGTGGTGTTTCTTTTAATTCGTATGTTGGCAATCTTGGCATTATGGGTTTTTCCTCCAATCGCCACCTTGTATATTCTGGGGTCTTGTAGTTGTTTCCGGATTGCGTTTCAGCTGCGTTATCATAGAATTTGTTAATGTCCCGGCGGCTCTCCCAAAATGCTGTGCTGCCTGCCCATATCCAGCTATTTCTTTCTCATACGCCTGCGCCTGCATACCCACCTTTTGCATACTTCCTGATATTCTTATTAAGGCAATATCAATTTCGTTTAAAATCTCACTTTCAACCTGTAATTCCATGGGCGTTCCAACGTCAGGCATAATATTTGCCGCAGCAGTCCTTACTCTTTGGGAACCGATAACTTTTTTTAGTTCTCTTTTCTTTTTGGCAACTTCTAACTCTGTTACAGCATCAATATAGCTTGCCTGGTATTTGAGAATATCCGCAGCGTATTTTGATGTCTTAAGAGCTGTAATAGCTGAATACCAATCAGCCCCGGCAGAAAGAAAACCCCCGCCAATCTGCATCGCATTGCCGTAATTAAAGTCACCTGCCAACTTCCACCTCCATCACCATTGAATCTATGGTTAAAGGTAAGGGATCGTCTTGCCTTATATAAATGCTTGCGTTTCGTGTCCAGCCCATATTAACGCTTTTATTAGTTAAATCACCACTATATAAAGACGTTTCATCCATAAGGTCAACAAGGGTGCTTGAGTCTTTACCGTATTTTCCGCCTGCACTATTCCTGACTCTGAAATTAACAGTCGGAATACGCTTTTTCATAAACATTGAGCTACCAGTTTCCAGGGGAATATCAACATACATTGTTTGTAAATCGGAATTATAAGGTATACCGATATGAACCAAAGACGCAGCCGTTGAAAGTGTAATAGCACCGCTTGAAACCGTATAAGACCCCACAACTCCATCAGCTAAAACATCAACCGTTTCACCTTCTAAATGGTCAAGTCCACTTATTGAAGTAACCGCAGCACCATCATATGTCAACCCTGAATCCACCATAAAAGCATCTTGCAGCGAAGCAAACGCAAAATTTTTTAATCGCTCAATGCAAATTTTGGTGGGCAACAGATCTTCCGGCGAACCAGCTATTTTTCTTTCGACTGCTATCCAAAGTTCATCTTCAGGATCCCCAGGGATAGTCGCAATGCTTATAACCGTACCGTCTGTTTCGATTTCAGACCAACCCACAACCTGGTGTTCTTTCATGTAGGTAAGCGCAAAAAGCGTGCCATCAGACCTTAAAACCCATACTATCTGATAAGGAGTTTGTTGGTAGGCCATTTGTTTTAAAGAATAGCCCTTTAAGATATGATCTGCTAAAATCGTTATATCGTTACTTGCATAGCTGTCTGTGTCATAATCATAGGACATTTCTCTGAGTTTCGTACCCGGTTGTTGAGCTAATAAGAGCGTATTCCCAATATTAACGGGTTGAACTTCTATTGATCCATGCTTTGTATCGTTCTGAGCTTGTTTTGATGTTGGAATGATAATTAAGTCATTCCCGTCACCTGACAACCACCATTCACCGCTATTTGAACCAGCTACTAACCGCCTTTGGCTTTCCAGCCAATATATCATATCCACACTGCCGGATAACAGCGTAATCGTAAAACCATCATCATCACCAGTACCTGTGGTCATGTTCTCGTAATCACTTGTTTTGGAAAACCAAAACCGGGGAGGATAGCCAGGAGAACCGGCTAAAACTAATCTGTCCTGGTGAAATATAATCGCTCTAGGGTAGCCGTTACCGCTTCCCCAATCCGCGGGTGTGGCTGTGAAAGACACATCCGTAAGCAGCCAATCATCGTGATCCGCCCTTGTCAGTTTCATGGGGGCCTGATCTTTATGAACAATATATAATGTATCGTAAGACTGCGCCCATTTTAGATAATCAAGCTCTGATTCTAATATCCCAGTACTTGAAGATTCATAAACAGCTCCATCGTTAGTGTCTAACGGGTAGGCTCTTGTTGGAGGGGTAAAAGCGGCAGTCCATCGAGCAACGCCTTTTGATACTCTAAATTCGTCTATGTGGCCATCAAGGTTATGTTCGTCACAATGTAATAATAATTTCGTGCCGCCAATAGGAACATGCGCCTCGGTAGGGACAGTAATGGTGTCTGTCAGCCCGACATTAGGGCTTGCACTAAATAAGTTTGTATAAGTAAGGTGTAATTCGTCTATATATCCTGTCAGTGCTGCTGACCCAAGGCGTGTGGTTCCCACCGTAAAAGGATACGGCCAGCCTTCGTGCGTTGTAGCGTCTTGCGTATAAGCTACCTGCACGCCGTCTAAATACAACCCGTATTCATCGCCTACTCGAACAGCCACAACGTGATGCCAATCGGTATCAGTAATTTCACCCCCGGATATAATAACAAAATTTGCATTGACACCTAAAATCCAGCGCAATCCTATGCCATGAATATGCTCAAGATTCCAAAAATCATCAGATGTATAAGCTTGGCCGACATAACCTTCTGCCCCGACATGATCGTCATGCTTTACCCATAAATCTATTGTAACATTTGATAGGCCAGAAGAAAAAACATCCCAATCGTCAGAATCTGGAAAACTGTAATAATCTCCACTGCCGTCAAAATACATTGCGGCATCGCCCCACTTAGATTGCGCTACAGATATTTCAGCATTTCCATTAGCGGAAGCCACATGGTTTTCCTCGCTAAAATCGAATAGTTTCCCCCCAGCAATGCCACCCACGTTGATACTACCGTCATGGTCTGCCATTGATGTTGTGTCTGTGGTCGCTGTGCCGAGAATAGTGCCGTCAACAGAAAAACCCCAATCGTTATCCTGGTTGCCCCACCCTCTAATCAATGCTATGTGATACCAGGTGTTTACAGATGGGCTCCATGATTCTGACATATTTATTATTGTAACCCCAGCATCAACCACTCTAAGGTTTATAGTGTTACCCAAATGATCAACATACAACCAGATTAAGTCACTACCCGTGGTGTCAGATTGATACCACAAAGTGCTAATCCCAGAAATGGTGGAAAACCGAATGTTTAAATCAATAGTAAATCTATCAGACCCAAAATTCCAATCAGCACTATCAGGAAGACTTAAATAATCGCCTGTACCGTCAAATAATCCTGCCCCTGTACCGAACTTCTTTTCGGCGGTATCAACCTGAGTATTACCGTTAGCTGTAACAGGATGCATGGTAATAGAGACATTATCCCCTGCGGCTTCAGCCGTGAGAACTCCTGTTGCTAAAGTTAAGGTTCCGGCAGCAACGACAGTAACAGCGTAAGTACCATCATTACTTGTCGAACCAGCTACCGTAATTGAACCAACCGCCATGTTAGCCGTTACAAAACCACTCCCTGAATCGGTAATAGTGTCTGCTCCCGCGCCACCGTCTACAAAGGCTATCGTTGTGGCTCTCATAAAGCCTGCGCCTTCGTTTGCGAAAGCTGTTGAAGCATCAGCGCCGTTCATGTGTAAAAGTAGCTTGGAATAGCTGTCAGGCGTGATGATTTGACCACCGTCTTTATAGTATCGATTATAGCCAGCACCGCACTCAACTATATAGGATTGCTCATCGGAAAACTGGAAGGGAATAAGGCGGACTTTTTCATTATCATTTTTTGCTTCGGCGATAAACTCAAACCCGGGACGGCGGGTTGCGCCCCCTTGCGGAATCGGGATGAAGTTCTTCATGGTTATACAGCCGTTATTATACTTTTCCAAGTCTGTACGGCCGTATATACTAGGTGAAAATTCACCAGCATTAAAAGAGGTTTTTATAAAGTTATATCTACTCAACCCCAGCCCCCCTCATCAACATATCGATTATCTTCCTTTATCAGGCTACCAGGAGTTACACTCTTTGAGTCTGACTCAATAGCATCGTGGACATCCACAGTGTATTGTTTATAAACTGTTTCAACATTCTTCGGGGATATGGAAGGTGCAAGTTCATAGGCTATGCGTCCAGCTAAAGCCCTGATAAACCCAATTGTAAATTCTGTAACTGTTGTTACTTGTGCAATATAGATAAGGATAGGATTTTCATAGGTACTCAAGATTCTTGCAGAATTACCAGAACCGATTAACTCATATTGCGATTTTTCTTCCATTGTAACGATTTTAAGAAAGTCGGCAGGCACTTCATATGCATAACCCTGTTGGTAATCAGACAAAGGCTCTTTTCGTATAACCGTACCGCCAGAAGTATAGGCAGTAAACTTAGTAGTATCAATACCATAGCACTCAAACGTATTAGCCGCCCCATTCGCAACCCTCACATACAACCCGTTTATCTCTGTCATGCCAGAAACATCATCAATATAAACCTGCCAACCGTCTGAGAAACCATGACTCGCAGCCGTGATCACAGCCGGATCAGCCTGGGAGATACCAGTGATGACTATTTCGTCATAGTCTGATTCGTCATACCCGGCAGCTTTGTTTAGCTGAAGATGTCTTTTAGCAAATTGCCAATTATAATCCCCAATTTCCGTAACTGAAAACATGCCCTGCAACATTTCGTCTCTGGTCTGTTCGTATATATCGCTACAAGCTATTTCTTCAGCAGATGATGGACTCCCGGTTACGTCTGTTACTTTTTCAGCGCCTAAGCGATGCATTGCAAGGTTGCATATGCCTTCGACAGTTGTAATTGCCATGATTTAGTCCTTATGTGGGCCGGAAAGCTACAATTTGTTCCCGGCCCACAGTTCAAGGAGGTCTAAATGCATTCCGTAGACCTCACGAAATGCCTATTAACAGTCAGGAATGAAAGATGCTCCGTTTTCGGAGACAGTCACATATAAACCTTCATCACATCTTACACCCTCACGCCCACCAACTGCACCGCCACCGTAATTATTTGCGCCAACAACCGTAAACTCAAACACCTTATTCCCGGCTGCGATGCCCGATGATGTCGGTTTATTATAACCGATTACAACAGCATCGTTAGTTCCATCTGTAATAACCTGAACATATTTTAGCGTTACCGGCCCTGCGCTTACGGTTCCACTTGCCGTGTATTCCATTATTTTTTCTCCTTCGGATTCGTCTGAGCGTCTTTAGCCACAGCGGTTTCCCGCTTTACCAATTCGCCCCACATTTTCTTGCGTGTCCAACTCATAGGAACTTTCATAAATTCTGTAAGCAAATTTCTTATTTCCTCAGTACTTCGGTTATCATCCCCAGATGTTAAAGCCTTTTGCTCAGCAGTTCCGGCCCTGATAATCTTTTTTGCATCCACAGTGCGCGCAAAGTGAGTGCAGCCGTTTGCGTCCGGTATCCAGCCGGAAAGCAAAAACTCGCCCACTTTATAAAATTTATGCCTATAAACACCGTCTGAATAATAACAATCCCTTATCGCTGTGTATTCACCTTCTTTTGCTAATGTCATACTATGCCTCCTTGTGGTATGTGTCTATTTTATTGGGAAATATTGGTATTCCATCGCTAAGCTCCAAACAAGTCTTATCCCCTCTGTCCCAAGCAAACTCTAACCATTTTCTGATGATATGGTTTTTTAAATATTTCGGCATTGGGGGGTTCTTTTTAGGAAGCTCAACAACTTCCATTATTTTATCTTCCAATTCGTCAGCCCAATCAGGAACAACATATTGCTTTGATGGCCCGAAGTTTAATTCCATTTCGGTGCAGCCACGCTTTAAAATAACGCCCACACCTTCTCCAATCTCTTTATTAATTAGTTTTCTGATCACCTCGTAACTTTCTTCGCCTTGCTTCAACCCCTGGTTGTAATTGTATCCGCCATAATTACCATGAACATAAGAGCGTGGTTCAATTCCGCACTTGCAATATAAACCAAGCTCTACAAACTTAGTACTCATTAATTCATATAGTTGTATTAATTCTGCTACAGTTCTCGGCCTGGTAACTACTTTAAAACAATTTCTGCAATATCTTGGCACGATCCCAGCCGTTTCGGAAAGATTAACATTAAAAGTACAGCTTGCATCAGGTGACGGATTTACATATATCCATGGAGTATCCCAAGTCGTTGTATTGATACACTTAACTTTCCCATCTTTTGCGCTGATATACCATCCTTTTTCCAATAACGGCTGCAATACATCAAAAATATCCTTCCCTTGTATAGCTTCGTACATTGTGACCCCCTTAAAGTCGGTGGGGGCATTGCAGCCCCCGTTATTATTAGTCTATCTTCTCTTGTTTCAGTCCAAGCCAGATATTGGCGTTACCGGCAGTTACAGCAGACGACGCAGATTCATCAATGTAAGCTCCAAGAAAAGCTAACCTTTCCGTACCCGCAGGCAGGATGACAGACTTCCTTGTTCCTGCAACAGTAGCAGCCGCCAACACGATAGTTGCTATAGTTGTTGCACCGGATGAAAGACTTGCATCCGCTTTTGTACGCAACGTGATAGTTGCTGAGCCGGAACCCGTCATTGTGGTCGTTACGGCTACATTAAACGACATGCCGCCAATCTGGTTTGAAATAGAGTTACCCCAAGCATCTTTAGAAGCCCTGGTGTTTTCGTGGACAACAGTGCTTATAGCATCAGCAGTAAGCGCCTGTTTATCGCTAAATTCTAACGTTTTATCTAAGGCCATTGTTCTTTCTCCTTATGAGTTAGTGGTTTAGGTTAAAGCTGTCTCGGTAATTGTCAGAGCGTCCATTTGACGAACCGGAACACCCTTGAAAAACAATACCGGGCCAGCAGCCAAACCGTCCTCTTTTGTGAAATACCTATTTGTTATGTCATTAAACGCTATTTCCATTTGAGTCATAACGGTTTCATTAACATAAATTCTACGACCTGGGCCTTTAGTCATTCTATTCAAAAGGGTAATCAGGTTGTCTTTGTCAAACAGGTTGCTTGTTCCGGTTGTTTCGATATTAGCCAAACGGCCTATGCTTTTATGGTTTTTCACAACCATACCAGCTTTCCACTTGAAAATATCTCGGTAGGCTAAGAACTCTTTGCTATCACTATCGCTGACAAGACCCTTACCCATGTCAATATGCTCTAAACCTACAACAGAGTTGCGGGGATACATCATGTAACAAGTATTAACCCCCCAATCCACGACAAAGGCGGAGCTTAAATCGCTCCCAGTGCCGCCCTCATTAATCACGTTTGCGGTTGCTGCAATATCATCCAGTCTGGGAGCCAGCCCCGTAAACTTTTCAGGGTCAGCAGCAGCATCGCCATAAAGCATCGCCGTTGCCATATCCTGAGAAAGACCCTCGATAAAAGACATCGCTTCATCCATCCTGGCCTGTTGCGGGTCTTTAAAGGAATTAATCAAATCCACATCATTCTTTGCGTGTGCTTCAAGGATCCCAATTACGTCAATCAATTCAACGGTCTCACTCGCTGAATTATCAACACCCTTGTTAAACTTTCTCCATGTACCACTCGGCAGGTTTGAGCGCCTTACCGTTTTGTTAGAATAATTATCATTAGCCTCTCTCCACACGGCATCGGCAACCATATCGTTCTGTTTGTTCAGAACTTCTGCGATTGTCGCTAAGTTTCCGTCCGGGTCGTGGCGCTTGATGACCTCTACCAAACTCATTCTTTGTTCATTAACGTCCATTGCCATTGTTATATTCTCCTATGGCCTTCAGTCCATGTCTTTAAACACTAATCGTGGTGAACCGTCCGGCCCTCTTGGTCTTGTTTTACCCGTAGGTACACCCAGCTTGAGTACATCCTCGGACATTTTTTCCTTAATGGTCAGCATGGCGGTTACAAAATCAGGGTCGGCTTTTAAGTCCAGCCGTTCCATTAATTTTTCCATACCCATAGCCTTGCCAACCGCTTCTATCCTCTTTTCAATCTCGGTTTCCTCAAGTCCTGTGTCCTGTCTAATCTGCTTCCATGTCTCTTTCTGTTTTGCTTCGTAAGACTCCATAATTCCGCCGATACGCTTAATGTCAAATTCATTAAGTTTCCCAAACTGGTCTTGTGTGAGTCCTATCTCTAAAGCAAAATCTTTAAAGAGATTGTGGTTAGCCTTATCAAAAGGAACATTCTCTGGAAACTCGAAACTATATTCTTTAGACTCGCCCGGTACAACCGGAACTTTGCCTTGAATATCTAAATAAGACGTTGCTAATTTACCAACGTCCATATCTTTAAACGTTTCGTTGTCTCTCAAATCCTCTGGTAACTGACTTGCGAAATCTGTAGGTTCCGACATTTTTTCTACAAACTTTGATGCAAGCGCGCCTGTATCCTCAATGCCTGTTAAATGCTCACTTCCCCTTACATCTTCCGGTATTGCTTCGGTAAATTTACTCATCGTCAACCTCCTTAAGTTGAGTTTCAAGTTGTTTAAATCTATTCTGTCTGTCTGTGAAAACGTCATTACATCTTAAATCTATGAAAGCCTTAACCACTTCCGGCGCTGCTTTAGACACATCCGCCCAAACCTGACTCGACACGGCATGAGCGCCGCAGGAATAATCACCCTTAATCACGCCGCCGAAGTTGCCCAGAGTTAGAATATATTCAAACACTCGCAACCCGTCATTCGTGCCAAAGACTGTTTTTAAGGCTTTGTTAAATTCAGCCTCTTTCTTTAGTTCTTCGAGTTGATTTTCTAATGATTCTTTTTTGTCCATTAAGTTACAGAGTCCTTTAACTCGGCTAACGCTGTGCCTGATTCTGTGCTTGCCTGCCCCAAATCTTTAACGTTCTGAACGGTAGCCTGTTGCTCCATCATCTGCTGTTCTTTTGCCTGTTGTTCCTGGGCTTGAGCCTTCATTTCCTCAACTTCCTCGGTGTCATTCATTATCTTTGCAGGAAGACCAACCATGTCCCCAAACTGGTCAAGGTATTCGTTCCAATCAGTTTTATGAATAGTGAATGGATCAAGCTGTGCCACTCGTTCAGCCATGCCTAAATAAGCGTGCATTGACTGACTCATGACTAACTTTTGAGCCTGAGCAAGGAGGCTGATATACTCGATTTTGTATTCAGCCTCGCTTAACTCTGGGGGAGGCGGAGGAATAACTTCGTATCTTAGGGCTTTATTAAGTGTAACGTTTACAATGATATCTAATAGTTCGTGTAGTTGTCTTTCTATTGCCGGGCCGATCATTAACAGCTTTTCTTCGTGTCTTTCTAATATCTCTGTGGCTGTGGCTTTACCCATCCTATCATTGATAATCATCATAAATAAGTCGTTATAGAATAACGATCTCATCTTACCATCGTAGTTATCAATCTTGCGATCAAGTGCGTCTAAGCCGTTTAAATCAACATTGACTAAGGGGAATAAACCCTTTTCCTCATTTAAACCAATCGGATTTTTTGCGCCCGGTGTGAGGTCAAGCATCCTGTCCTTAAGTGATGGTGGTACGCCCATTGGAGGCTCAGACGCAAGGTCAACCAGTTTCAAAGACGTTTTTTCCATCTTTTGAGTAGCTTTGGACAACCCTAAACCTAAAAGCCCGGGGCCCCAACCCCATGCTTCATTCGTGAGTGCTGACCATCTTGGAGTTGCTAAAGGCATGTCTTGATAACCCTTGTAACTTAACTGCTTATTATCCTCGCCCTTTTCAAAATACACCGACCTAATAGGCATGTTTGTATAATCAATTTTGTTTATGTCTCTATCCGGATTCTTTTCGATAACGTGAATAATAGTAACCCATTCAAACTCATTTCTACGATACAGGTTTAACAGCTTATATGTGCAATTCTTAGCGCCAAACAACTCAACCACTTGAAACGCAGCCATTTTAATCTCTCTGGTCATGGTATGACACATGCCGTCTGCACTCACAGCCACCCGGTAATCACCTATTGTGAATTGATGAAACTGAACCAGGTTTTGAGGATGATCGTCTATAAGCACACACCCTATGCCAAAGGCTCCTAATTCCTCATAAACACCATGTATCATATTATATAAATTGGATTTCTTGAATATAGATGCTAACCTCTTTTCAGTATCGTCCATCCAATCCCTAAACGGCCCATACTTATTCATGTCCGAGTCTTCAAGCCCTAACTGAACCCATGGACGAGCAGGAGAGGACAAACCGCCATGCAATCCAGCCCCAAGGACTGTAAGCGCCTGTGCCGGTGTTGGGTCTATTAGTTTATATCCCTTCTTAACATCCCGGTATGGAGTATAGCCTTGATCAACAAACCTGCCCCTACCAACGGCTATGAATTTTGATATGTCTTGATGAATAGCCTTGTGTTCGCGATATTGCCTGTCCAAGAACTTATGCTTTCGCATTAATTGAGCGTTTAAACTGCTCGGCTGTCCATCCGTCATTGCTATTACGTTTGTTGCTGTTGGCATGTTGTCCCCAAATAAAAAAGCCGCACGACCTGTTATGGTCATACGGCTTTCGTAAAGCTCTTTGTGTTTTAGACGCTTGAAGCGTTCTTATTGTTTAAATGTGTTTATGTGTTTACATTTTCTGCACTTGATCTCTATTTTATAATGTCCCTCGGCGCTGAATAACCATGCGCCACATTTTTTGCATTTTATCTTTGTCATACCATATATTTATCGCTGTTTTCCTCCTGGCCGGGAGGAAGCTAATTTTTAACTACTTATCAATATCGTCTGCTATACTCCTTATCATTTTCGTCTGTAAAATACCACGCATCTAATTCAACCTCAATCTTACACATTGCTATTGCATCACTTTTTATGCTCCCATTCATTAAACCTCCTCAAGTCTTATAGTTTACCTTCCTAATAGCTGCTTCTTCTGTACCGATGCGCCACCCAACGCACCTGAAAAACCGCCTGATGGTGTGCTTGAATATCTGCGAGTCATATAATCCCTGCGCTTTGAAAGCCATGTTGCGGGCGGTTTTGGCTTGCCGCCAACCCGCTGCCCGTACAATTGCCAATTTTGATATTCATTCCACAACTTCTCACCGCCAGCTTTGTCATCAAAAAAGTTCCACGGCTTAGAGTACTCCTGCCTTTTACTTGGATTTCTTTCGTAGATACTATAGGTTTGCAGCAAGCGTTTTAGGTAGGTTTTCTCTGACCCTGTGCCTGGGAATGCCATTATATCACCCCAATGTTGGTTTTAAAGTTGACGGTGTGCCGGTTGCACCCGACATTCCTTGAGTTAGCATTGATGGAGGAAGGTGCGCCCCTCGTTTCCTTAGTCTTTCCAAGCGCTCAGCTTCCAGGTTCTCTATTCGGTCCCTTTCCGCTTGGGCTTCAGCCCTTGCTTTTGCCATAGCAGCCCTTTGTTCTCTCCTAGCCTTGGCGGCCGCATCCTGCTGTTTTGCAGAACTCCACATTGACGCGCCTGCGCCCGCTACTGCGCCAATCGCTGTTATCCAAGCTGCTGCTGTTCCTGATGCCATAACTATAGCTCCATTGTTGAATATAAAAAATGTTCCGGCTTACTAAAATTAATCAATTTCATAAAGCGTTCCCACTTATTCCCAGCCTCGGCTGAATTGACGGCTATTATCTTTTTAATGCCCAATTCCTTCAACCCCGGAATAATTACGCTGAACATGCCCGTCTTAAAAGCCTTAAAACTACCCCTTGACCATAATTCAAACACAAGATGTGCAACGCACTCGTTATTAGCCATAAAACCTAAAGCTGCATGACCGATAACCTCTTTGCCCTCATTCAGTATATCAATATATCTGTAAGGTATATCCTTGTGCTTTTTGAAACACTCCGGGCATTCAACCTCTTTTGTTATTATGGTGTTAAACATTTTCAAATACATCATATTCAGTCTTCGCCCTCTGTGTAAATTGTGAATGATGCTGTTCTGTTTCAGTCCTGGGAAACTCAGCGCCAAGCTCAGGATCGAGTATCCTTGCAAAACAGTCAAGCATGTCATCATGTGAACCAACGGGAAATGTCAACAGTTCATCATCTCTTAATTCTTGTACTAAATCACATTGTTTCCCATCATAGCTTATAAATGGACACACAGAAGGTAAGAATACCCTGCCTGACTCCCACGGTGGTATTAATTTTCTTATTCTATCAAGCTTCGGCATACTCCCACCAAGGGGTGTAATTTGAAACCTATAATGTTCTTTTGTCATAACATATTCAATATGCTCAATATCGCTATCCTTGCCATACCTCTCATAACCTGTCTTTAACGGATTGTATTTCCTTTGCAACTTAAACAATGTTTCAGTGCGCTGTGTTAAGTTCATTCTATCACGCACGCCATCAATAAGATAATAGTTTTGGTCTTCACCTAACCCTATAACCAGCATAACAGTATAATCAGGATCGTGTCCTTGCCCTCTTTTCTTTTCACCAGCGGGGTCGCACAACAAGTATCTATTCAAATGATTCCATTCCTGATTGTTGTAGTGGATATTCCATGAAGGGTTAAACCCTTGCGCTTCATCTGCTTGGGGATCTTGGAGATACTGACATGCAAATTGATAAGGGCCATTGTCTTTACGCCTGGTATGCAGAAACTCAGAAGTAAAGAAAACAGGCTTTCCACTATCCTTTCCGTTGTCGGTAGCCGGGTAAATCCTCGGTACTGCAATCTTTTCCCTTAATATCTGCCCGTATGGATCATTTTGATGATAGCGTGTACCTATTATCCTTCTTATATTTGTCTCTTTATAGTGTTTTATTAACGCAGCACTTCCAAGGTTTGCACTCAACCGCCAGCCTTCCATTGATTTCTTAATCTGGTCTGGGTTAGTAACGTGACGCTCTGTGATAATATCGTCATAAACCCTGATAGGATAGTGCCGACCTGTAGGCATTGCGTCAAGACCCCAACATTCAAGTGTGTTTTCTTTAAATATAGCTGTCCGTTTGAACGTCAAACCTTTCTCGTCAGACCATGCTGCACTAATTTTTCGTGTTTCCTTAAGAGGCTCCTGCCAAAACACATCAGGCCATAATTCGTACAGCTTAGGGTTGTTTTCGCATGTTTTCTTTATTTCACTTCCAAACTTAATAGCTTCGCCCCTGGTAACACTAAATATAGCTATGCGTAAATTAACGTCATTAATAATGTCTTGAATAGTTAATGCATAAGTAATGATCGTTGACTTATAATGCTCCCTGGCCCACAGATCAATAAACCCATTAGGCGCAAGCTGAACCTCACGACACCGATCAAACAACCAATCGCAATCCACATCATTACGGTCAAGCACATACACCAGAAGATAGAACAGATCGTTAGCACCAATCATAGCAGCTATTTTCTTTTGGGAAGCTACGCCTTCTTTCTTTGCCTTTGATAGTATCTGTCCGTAAAACTCATGAGCTTGTGTTCTGTTTGTTAGGTTTTGCATAAATTTATTTACCATTATGCAACTATTGAGTCAAAACCCCGTATATCTGAGCATATTTTGCTTATTTAGTTGCATGTGGGTAAACTTTACCTCGTTATAATGATGGTAAATGTAGCCCTAATAGTGTTGGTTGATGCTCCGCTGGTTATAATCTCAATAGCCTGTCCCGCTGTAACCGTGTTTAGGGCTGTTGGTGTGCAACTATCAACATCACCTGCTGCAGACGAAGTATGGGTAATCGAAATAGATGCGCCTGTTACTGCTGTACCCCCAAGCTCAACCGTAATAACAGCCGGGGCTGTAGCAATCGTTCCATTAATAACTGAGTAGATTGTAGTTATTGTCCCGGCATAAGGAGCCACAACCCACACACTACCGGCCGTACTAATGTCAGTCATATCTACAGTAATAACATCAGCATACGCCACACTGTCAATATATATGTCGTTTATCCACCCCTCACTCCATATATGCCTGCTATCGCCCAGCTTGCCCTTAACGCCAAGACTGCCTGAGTGCTGTACAACCTCTGCTAATGCTGATCCCGTAAAGATTAATGCTGCAATGATTGCAATAGATACTAACAGTTTCTTCATTTTGGTTCTCCTTTATACATTGTATTAAACATGTCCGCCAAGGCAGGCGAAATATCATGTTCTGTCTTAATGTCCTGCTTGATTTCCTTCACATCACGCCAACCACATATATTTTTGCCCGTCCTCCATGCAAAGCCGGCATCAAATGTTCGGTTAAGTCCGCCCTGTGTAAGTATTTCTTCTTGGATTTTTTTACATTTACTATAGGATAAGGAAAAATCTTTGTGGACTTTTTTCCATTCTTGCAAAGTGTCTACATCTATTGATATTTCTCTTGCATACGCTGAAAAAAAGGGAAGGCTTGGTTTCTTCGTGTTGAGTTGTTTGGAAAAGAAATTGATAATATCCTGGCAATACTCTGGTCTGTATTTTGTCGGTCTTCCTTTACCTTTCTTTTTAGCTGCCATAATCCTCAAAACCTAAAAACCAAATAACTCCGACTATAGCCAATACAGGTAACATATACATTGTCGCAGATATAAGTATGAGAAATTGCATAAGCCCTAATGTAATGAGTAAGCCAAGCGCTCTTTTAAAGACGTCACTGCCTTTATGCCCGATTCTCATTATTGCCCTGCCTCCTTAAGCATCTGCTTGTATTTCTTGCGGTTCTTTACAGCTTTTTCCCCTACCCCGGAATAAGCGCCCGAATTGCTTGTATTCTGCCTGGCTTTAATAGCTCTGCCTTGCCGTGTTGCTCGTTTCTTCGCGTTTTCACCAGTATAACAAGTTCCTTCATCGCCATACTGGAAACCGCTTTTACCGTCTTTTGTGCAAGTTTGTATAGGCATGTTTCTCTCTTATCACAATCCATTATAGGATGTCAAGCTTTTTCTGTCTCAAGATACACTTATGTCTCATAATAATATATAT